AGCACAGGATTTACCATTACAGGAACTTCAGTCATAGCATACTTGACTGATATACCTAATAAAGATGCTGCTGGAAATTTAGATGGCAGTATGAAAGGAACCTTAAGTGTAGTATCTAAAAATAATCAAAATCAACAGGTTGTTTTAATAAAAGATGCTGGAGGAGTTGATTATAAAAAAGGTGAAATAATATTAAACACAATTAATTTTGCATCTACACAATCTCAAAATAACATTATTGAAATTCAAGCATATCCTGAATCAAATGATGTGGTTGGACTTAAGGATTTATTTGTAAGTTTTGACGTTTCTAATAGCTCCATAAATATGGTGAAGGACGTAATTGCATCAGGAGAAGATGTTTCAGGTGTTGTTTTCACAAGAGATTACTTTACCTCAAGTTACTCAAATGGAGTTTTAGAGAGGAAATAATTTATGTCACAATTTGACAAAAGAATAAAGGTCAATACTATTATTGAGAATCAGTTGCCTGAGTTTATACTCGCAGATTTTCCAAACGCTACTGAATTTTTTAAGCAATATTACATCTCTCAGGAATTTCAAGGAGGAACGAGTGATTTAATCAACAATTTAGATCAATATCTAAAAGTTGATAATCTTGTTCCTGAAGTGGTTGTCGGTGTAACGAGTATTACATCTGCCATAAACTCAACAGACACTGAAATACAAGTACCTAGCACTAAGGGATTTCCAAGTGAATATGGTTTATTAAAAATTGATGATGAAATAATATCATATACAGGAATAACAACTAATACGTTTACAGGTTGTATTCGTGGTTTTAGTGGAATTACAGGATTTAATGTAGGTATATCTTCATCCTTAATTGATGTTAATAAAGAGTCACTAAAATTTGAGAGCACTTCTTCATCATCTCATGAAAATGGTGCCTCCATAACTAATCTATCTGTTTTATTTGTTCAGGAATTTTACAGAAAATTAAAGAAAACATTTCTACCAGGATTAGAAGATAATGATTTTGCAGAAAATTTGGATGTTGGAAACTTTATTAAATTTTCTCGCTCCTTTTATCAGTCAAAAGGTATTGAAGAGTCTATAAGAGTATTATTTAAAGTTCTATATGGTGTAGAAGCAAAAATATTAGACTTAGAAAATAATCTTATTAAACCTTCGAGTTCAGAGTTTATTCGTAGGGAAGTTGTGGTCGCTGATTTAGTTTCTACAGGTGAACCACAAAATTTAGTTGGACAGACAATATTTAAATCAAATGACTTGAATACAAGTGCTTCAGTATCTGAGGTAGAAATCTTTACAAGAGATAGTAAAACATACTATAAATTATCATTGTTCGTAGGTTATAATGATAGAGATTTAATTCAAGGCATATTCACTATACCTGGTAAGACGATTGCACTTAGTGACTCACAAATAAATGCAAATGTTATTTCTGTAGATTCAACTGTAGGATTTGGTACAACAGGAACAATAATAAGTGGAAGTAATACTATTGATTTTACATCAAAATCTATTAATCAATTTTTTGGTTGCACTGGTATTAATGTTGCAATCAATACTGCAGATGATATTCGCTCAAATGAAACAATTTTTGGATACGAAAATGGTGATCTATCCAAGAGAGTTGATTTACGAATAACAGGTGTATTATCAGATTTAGTTCCTACATCTGATATAAACTTAGTAAGTGAAGGTGAAAATTTATTTGTTAAAAATGTTGGTGAAAAAATTGATAATAATAATGCAAGTTACAAAGAAATATATGCTAATTCTTGGAAATACAATACGAGTTCAAGATTTCAGGTTGAAGGTCAAGGTCCATATACATTAAAAACACCTATCGACAAATCATCATTAAAAGTTGGTGATCAATTTGAGATATTAAAAAGAAATGAGCAGGTAGTTATTGGTTCATTTAATGTTTCGAGTGTTGATATAGCACTAAATCAAATTGGAATAGTCAATCAAAACTTGACAACTCCTTTCCAATCAAATGAAACATATGATATTCGTAGGGTTATTGAGAGAGCAAACAGCACAGGTATTGCAATAGAAGCAGGAAATGAAGTATTAATATCAGATGTTCTCAATGTTTATACTGATACTAGTGTGGATGGATATGTAGCATCTAACTCTCTACCTAGTTATGACATTAATGTTAATGTTACAAAAGAAACTATAGTAGGAGCTGCCAACTCATCTAATTTTGATGGTCAGAATCCATTGAATAATTTATACAGTTTTATTCGTTTCACACCCTCTGCAAATTCAGAATTAAAATTAATACAAGGTGATGCAATCATATACCAACCCGATGATGAGGAGATTGTTGGATTATCTTCTGGAAGAGTATACTATGTTGATCCACAACCTGAACCCGCTGGTTCACAGATATCAAGAGTTGCATTATACAATTCAAGAAGTCAAATAGGATCTGCAAGCACAATACAAGTTGGTATAGGTTCTACAACTGTTGGAAATCATAATTTTATTTTACAGAGACATGCTAATAGAAAGTTAGATGCTGATAAAATTCTTAGAAGAATACCATTATCACAGAATTTATATGTATCTTCTGATCATGATAAACCAGTTAATGATATTGGTATTTTAATAGACGGTGTTCAGATACACTCACCAGTATCAGATGATAATATATTCTTTGGACCTTTAGAGGATGTAGAAGTATTAAATTCAGGTGAAAGATATGATGTAATAAATCCACCATCTATAACTGTTGAAGCAAGCACAGGTGTTACAGCATTAGTAGAACCAATAATTTCAGGAAGTGTAGAAAAAATATTTGTAGATCCACAAGATTTTGACATACAATCTGTTACAAATATATCACTAACTGGTGGTAATGGTAACGGGTGTGTCTTAGAACCAGTTTTAGGGGCAAGATTCAGAGACATATCATTTGATAGTAGAGATATATTTTTTAATGGTGGTATTGATAAAAATGATGAGACAATCACATTTAAGACTACTCATAATTTAGAAAATGGTCAGAAAGTATTTTATAGAAATGAGGGAAATCCATCATTAGGTATTGGAAATGCATATGATGCAACTAACACTATTACAGGGACATTATCTGATGGAGATCCTTATTTTGTTAGAGTTGTCAATCCAACTACAGTAAGATTGTTTAATACGCAAGTAGATGCATTGGAAGGTATCGCAGGTATTAACACTGTTGGATTAGCAACAGACACAGCAGCTAGTGGTATTCACAAATTTAGGACAGAAACAAAAAACACGCTTCTTAGTGTTAGAATATTAGATGGTGGATCTGGATATCAGCATCGTAAGTTAAGAGTTGATCCTGCAGGTATATCAACATCATATGACATTATCAATTATAAAAATCACGGATTTTCACATGGAGATATTGTTGAATATTCACCAACAGTCGGTCTAGGATCAACAACACCAAAGGCAATCCAAGGATTATCTACTACATCATCATATTATGTGATGAAAATTGATGATGACTCATTTAAATTAGCAGATGCTGGTATTGGTGCAACAGTGACTAGTAACTTTACTAGAGGTAAGTTTGTAGGTTTGAGTTCTACAGGAACAGGTTATCAAACATTTACTTATCCAGAAATTAAAGTTAATGTTGAAGTATCGTATGGATCTACAGTCACTGGAACAATTAACTTTACTCCAGTTGTTAGAGGTTCATTTACAGGTGCATATTTGTATGAACAAGGAACAAACTATGGATCAAGTATTTTAAATCATCAAATAACACCAAATATTTCAATAGAAAATGGTAAAGATGCAGAATTAAGAGCAGTAATAAGCAACGGTAAAATAGAGGATGTAGTTGTTACTAATCAAGGAAGTCAGTATAATTCGTTACCTGATATAGAGGTTATAACCACTGGAACTGGATCAGGTGCGATTGTAAGACCTGTTATTAGTAATGGATCAATTATAGACACTGTGGTGATTAACTCAGGTATAGGATATGATAGGACAACTACAGAGGTTCGTGTTAAAGAAACAGGAAAGAATGCATTATTTGGTGCAAGGGTAAGGAGTTTAACTGTTAATACGACTGAAAGATTTGGTGACGAGAATTTAACCTCCAGAGAAAATTCTTTAACCTTTGCTGTGCTTGGTTATTCACAATCTACTGCATCTAACCTTGAAGAAACTTTTGATGTAAAAGTAAACGGTGAATTTGATAAAATAACAAATCATTCACCAATAATAGGTTGGGCATATGATGGAAATCCAATATATGGTCCATTTGGTTATTCAGATCCAGATGATATAAATTCATCACTTAAAATTATATCATCTTCTTATAATAAAAATATAACCAAGGTAATTAATCGTCCTAATGGGTTTGATGAGGGATTTTTTGTAGACGATTATATCTTCAATGGTTCTGGTGATTTAGATATTCATAACGGAAGATTTTGCAAAACACCAGAATTTCCAAACGGAATATATGCTTATTTTGCAACAGTCGGTTTAAGTACTTCTAATAATAAACTTGAAGGAGTTTATCCATATTTTATTGGTAATACTTATAGATCACCATTAATTAATGATAATCTTATATTAAATCATGATTTTGATTTTAATAATTCTAATCTAATTAGAAACACAAAACCCTACAACGTTGGTGAAGAATTTGCAGATAACGATTTTATTGAAGAGTCAAATGAATTTATTCGTCAAATTTCTAATATTGAAGCAGTAACCAAGGGTGGTGTTGATAATATCCAAATATTAGATGGTGGTTCTGGTTACAAAGTTGGAGATATTACTTCATTTGATCACGAAAATACAGAGGGTTCAGGATTTAGAGCAGAAGTATCCGAAATAGTTGGTATTGGTGTATCAAATATTGAAACTTCATTAACTCGTTTTAATAATGCAATATTTACTTGGAATAGTGGTAATCAGGTACAAGTTAATTACCTTCCATTTATAGAACTTAATAATAATGATTCAGTATTCATATCAGGATTGAGCACCTCAATACCATTTTTAACAGATTCATTTAACATTGGTGTAAGTACAGAGTCAGTTTCATTAGGAAAATCAATGACAACTGGTAATTCCAGTGGTTTAGTTCAAGATATATTTGTTAATAAAATTTCAGATACAGTTTCTGTTGGTAGTTCTTTAAGAATTGGTGTAGGAAATTCTACAGAAACTTTCAAAGTATTGAATATTTTTGACACTAATAAAGTAATAAGAGTTTTTAGAAATGCAGGAGTTGCACATACATTTGGTTCTAATGTAGATATATTAAATAACAGATTTACAGTACCAGTAAAAACGAGTAAATTTGAATCAAAAGTAAATGATATAGTTTATTTTAATAGTGTTGAATCAATCGGTGTTGGAACAGATGGTGTAGGTTACACAACAAGTTATGTAATTGGTGAAACAATTTCTCAAATTTCAATACCAGAAAGAGCAATTTATCTTCCTAATCATCCATTTGTTACGGGTCAAAAAGTAACTTTAGAAAAACCAAATATTGCAAATTCTGAACTAGATGTATCACCTAATAATAGTGCAGTAGGTTCTTTTGAGTTACCATTTACAGGACAATCAACAACAGATGTTTATATTATAAAGAAAGATGAAAACTATATTGGCATCGTAACAACAAAGGCAGGAGTAGCGAATACAAGTGAGGGATTATATTTCTTAGGAAATGGTATTAATTCAGGTATAGGGTCAGATTTATATAACTTTACTTCTCAACATACTCAAGTTACTGGTGATGTTGATAAAATAATAAGCACAGTGACTACCAAAATAGGAGCAGCAGATACAACAACACATAATTTAGAAAATGGTGATATTGTAAAGATGAATGTTGTGCCTAATCTATCAGTCGGCATAGGAACCACTACACCTGTTTCAGTAAGATATAATTCAGAATTTGACAAATTAATTATAAATCCCATAACATTTGCAGCAGCAGATGTGGAAACTAATCGTTTAGATATAGTTGATCATGGTTTTTCTACAGGTGATAAAGTTTTATATGATGGTGCTGCCACTGGATTATCAACAGGATTATATTATGTGTACAAAGTTAGCGATAGACGTATTGAATTGGGAGAAACCTTTAGAGATGTAACACAGAGTCCAATACAAACTGTAGCAATTACAGCTAATACTGGTGGTGCAAATCAATCAATCGCACCCATAAATCCAAGAATTACAGTTGTTAAGAATCAACAATTAACATTTGGTTTATCAAGCACAACTTTAGCAGGTTTTGACTTTAAAGTATTCTATGATAAAGAACTTACAAATGAATATTTGAGTTCACAAGATTCTACTAATTTTAATGTTGTTGG